TCCCCCCAAGATCACGCGTGAGTCTGGGCAATCACCAAACAGTTGTCCACGTAACGCATAACCGCAGGTCAGGGGCTTAGCTCAATTCCACTCTGGACTCACCTGCGCACATGTCAAGCGTATGCGCAGGTCAGAGGCCTACGACTACGGTCACGTGGCGTGACATCGGCCGCTCGGCCTCAACTAACTCTAGGTGACGGAAATGACTGGGGGTGACGGCTGTGGCTGGTCGTGGACCCGCCCCGACGAAGGACCGTTCGCAACGCGTCCGCCCGGGTAGGGACGTCCGGGCGACGCAGAACATCGACACCGACGGCGAGTTGTGCGGCTCACCGCTACCCGACGACGTTCTGCCGGGCGGCGAAGAGTGGCACCCTCGCACGCAGGGCTGGTGGGAGACCTGGCGCCGTTCGGCGCAGGCCCGCACGTTTATTGCCACTGACTGGGACTTCCTGCTGGACACGGCGTTGATGCATCACACGATGTGGCTGCGCGGCCGGTGGGAGTTCGCCAGCGAGCTGCGACTGCGGGCGGCCAAGTTCGGCGCGACGCCGGAGGACCGGATGCGCCTGCGGCTGAAGGTGATGGACGAGGACAAGCCCCCGGCGGCGGCGGCCGAGGAGAAGCCGAGCCGGTACGGCCATCTGCGTTCGGCCTAGCGATGCCGTGGCGTGGCCCCGACTGCGAGGGCGAGCTTCCCTCTCTGGGTTGGGCGCTGCTGGACTGGTTCGCCGACGTTCTGCCCTCGCCCCGGGACCACGAACAGTCGCTGATCTTCACCGATGAGCAGGCTCGGATCCTCATCGACTGGTACACGTTCGACCCGGTCACTCTCAAGTTTCTGTTCCGCCGCGGCTGCTCGAGGCGGGCGAAGGGCTGGGGCAAGAGCCCGGTCGAGGCAGGCAAGGGCATCGCGGCTCTGGCCGGCGATGTACGTCCGGACGGGTTCAACGCCTCCGGCGACCCGGTGGGCCGCCCGTGGGGGCGTAAGGGCGACCCGAATCCGTGGGTGCAGATCGCTGCGGTGAGTGAGGACCAGACCGACAACACCTATTCGGTGATCTACGAGTTCCTGACCGCCAACGACGGGGCCGCAGCGGACACTTTGCGCATCGATGTGGGCCTGACCAGGTGCTATTTGAAGGACCGTCCGGGCAAGTTGGAGCCGGTGACGGCGTCCGCAGGCTCCCGTGAAGGTCAGCCGATCACCGACGCGACTCTCGACGAGACGCACCTGTGGACGCCGACCAACGGCGGGGTCAGGTTGGCCCGGACGCTGCGCCGGAACACGGCGAAAATGGGCGGCCGGACCTATGAGACGACCAATTCGTTCGCTCCGGGCGAGAATTCGGTCGCTGAGGGCACCCATAAGGCCGTCATGGAGGGTCAGCGGGGCATCTACTACGACGCGGTGGAGGCTCCGGAGGTCAAGCCGGAGGATTCCGACGAGAAGCTCCGCGACGCGCTGCGGGTGGCCTACGGCGGCGCCTACTGGGTGGACACGGCACGTCTGGTGCAGGAGATCCGCGACCCGGACACGCCGTGGGAGGACGCTGAGCGGTATTTCTTCAACCACAACATCGACGACCGGCGCAAAGCGGTCGAAACGAAGCGGTGGGAGGCCCTCGCGAGGCCCGATATCGTGGTCCCGGCCGGCGCGTATGTGGCTTTGGGCTTCGACGGGTCGATCTCGGACGACTGTACGGCCCTGATCGGCGCCACAGTCGTTGATGGGGTGCCGCACACGTTCGAGATCGATATCTGGCAGCGGCCGGCGGACCTGTCCCGCCGCCACACGCACGCTGCGGCGCAGTTGTGGCGGGTTCCGCGCGCCGATGTGCGTGATGCGGTGTTCGCGGCGTTCGACCGCTACAACGTGGGTCTGATGTTGTGCGACCCGGCGAAGTGGCAGACCGAGATCGAGCTGTGGGCCGAAAAGTTCGGCGAGGAGCGGGTCGTTTTCTTCGACACGAACCAGCCGACCCGTATGTGGCGGGCCTGCGACCGGTTCTCGACGGCCCTGACGGAGGGTGCCTACACCCATGACGGGTCGTCGGTGTTGGCCGCGCAGGTGTTGGCGATGCACAAGCGCAAGGTGCGGGTGCGTGACGAAGAGGACGACGGGCGCACCAAGTACGTGTTCGTGAAGGGCCCCAACCGCGACAAGATCGACGCCGGTATCGGTGCGGTGCTCGCGCTCGAGGCTGTCGCGACCATGCCGGAGCTGCGCCGGCCGGCACCCAAGCCGATGGTGGCGCTGGCCAGCAAGCGCGAGTCGGTTGGCGGCCTGATGGACCTCGGTTTCTAGATTCATACTGGGGGTGACAGTTGTGACTGCCCCGACCAAGCCCCCGGCTCCGTTGAAGCCGATCGGCTACACCCAGGCGCCGAACTACAACTGGTGGCTGTACGAGGAAGAGCCGACTGTCGAGCTTCAGTGGCCGCAGTCCATCTCCGTCTACGACGCCATGAGGAAGCAAGACTCCCAGGTCGCTTCGGTGCTGCGTGCGGTCGGTGACCCTGTCCGCCGGACCGGATGGCGGATCGACCCGAACGGTGCCCGTGATGAGGTCGTGGATCTGGTCGCTGATGACTTCGGTCTGCCGATTGTGGGCAGGGCGCCGAAGCCGTCGCCGCGGTCCAAGGGCAAGTTCTCCTGGCCGGAGCACCTGCGGCTGGCGCTGCTCATGCTTCCTATGGGGCATGCATACTTCGAACAGCTCTATCGCGTCGACAGTGATGGTCTGCGCGCGCATCTGGCCAAGCTCGAGTTGCGCCCGTCGAAGACGATCGAGCGGATCGAGGTGGCCACCGACGGTGGTCTGGTCTACATCAAGCAGTATTGGACGCAACTGAACACCGAACCGAAGCCGATCACGGTGGACCGCTTGGTGGCCTACGTCTACGACCGCGAGGGCGGCAACTGGCTGGGCACGTCCGTCCTTCGTCGCTGCTACAAGAACTGGCTCATCAAGGACCGACTCTTGCGCGTGCAGGCCCAGACCATCGAGCGCAACGGCATGGGTGTGCCCCTCTACACCGCAGCCGAGACCGAGACCGAGTTGGCGACGGGTCTTGGCATGGCGCAGGCGTGGCGCTCCGGCGAGGCAGCCGGCGCGGCCATCCCCTTCGGCGCCGATCTGAAGCTGCGCGGCGTAGAGGGCGAACTCCCCGACGCACTGCCTGCGATCGAGTACCACGACCAGGCCATCGCCCGCGCGGTGTTGGCCCACTTCCTGAACCTGGGCACCCAGACCGGCTCGTGGGCGCTGGGCACGACGTTCGCGGACTTCTTCACTCTGTCGTTGCAGACTTTGGCGCAGCAGATCGCGGATGTGGCGACGCAGCACATCATCGAGGACCTGGTCGACATCAACTTCGGGCCGGATGAGCCGGCGCCGCGGTTGACGTTTGATGAGATCGGCGGCAGGCAGGCGGCGACGGCGCAGGCGCTGAAGTCCCTCGTCGACTCGGGGATCGTGCATCCGGACGAGGTGCTGGAGGAGTCGAGCAGGCAGCAGTACGGCCTGCCGCCGGCCGACCCGGCGACGGCGACTGTGCCGTCGGTGGATGTGTCGCATGACGGCCTGCCGGCGGGTGCGACTCCGCCGCCGCCGGCTGATCCGTCGGTGCGGCCGGGGTCTGTGGCGGCTTCGGCTCTCGCGGGCCTGGAGCGGGAGACGCTGCGTCGTAAGGCGAAGGCCCGTGGCATTGAGTTGGTGCGTGGCGAGTCGCGTGGCGACATCATCGCCAAACTGATCGCCGATCTTCCCTCCAGCGACTCCTAGACCCCTTTCCCATCCTCAGCCCGCATAGCGCGGGCTGTTTGTCGTGCCCGGAGGTGAGCCGATGGCCGAGTACGCGCACACCAAGGCCAAGCATTACGCAGACCCGGGCTATCAGTCGGACGGCAAGGCACGTTACGCACTCGATAGCGAGTCCGAGTGTCGTGCGGCCTGGTCATACATATCGATGCCGAAGAATGCCGCCAAGTACAGCCCCGAAGACCTTGCGAAGGTCAAGGCGGCCATCAAATCGGCTGGCCGCAAGTACGGCATCGACTTCGCCGACGACCACAAGATGGCCGCCGCCCCGGTCGTCGCCGGTTCCTTGTCCGGCGTCGAGTTGGCGCGTCCTGGCACTTATGCCTTAGCGAGTGGCTCCCAGACCTTCACCGAGCAGATGCTCCACGACGCGGCCCGCTACGCCGCCCGGGCGGGTGCCCGCCCGTCTCCGGTGAAGATCGGCCACACGGACAAGCGGTTCGCCGGCGACGGTGAGCCCGCCTTGGGCTGGCTCGGCAACCTGCGCGTCGAGGACGTTGACGGGCCGGTGCTGGTCGGCGACGTGGACGACATGCCGGACTGGCTGGCCGCCGCCGCACCGTCGGCGTGGCCCAACCGGTCCGTTGAGGGCTGGACCGACTACCAGGCCGACGACGGCGAAACCTACTCGTTCGTCATCGACGGCCTGGCGCTGCTCGGTGTCACCCCGCCCGGTATCTCGTCGATCCGGTCGCTGCGTGATCTGCCGGCGGCGCTGGGTGTGGCCGCGTCGGCCCGTATCTGCGCCAGTTTCGGCGCCCCCATTGCTCCCGCCTCGGAGGCGGAGGAAACCCAACAAGAGGAGACCGGGATGGATCCGGCAAAGATTCGAGAGGTACTTGGCCTCAAAGCCGACGCCTCCGACGACGAGGTGAGGGCGGCGTTTGACGTTGGCCTTCCGCCACCTACTACCCCCGCGGTCGCCGAGACCGCACCCGTGCAGGCGTCCCTGTTCGAGACGCCTGCGGAGGCGACCGCGCCGACCAAGGCCCCGGTGGCCGCGGCCGGCACGATCGTGCTCGCCAGCTCGGTCTGGGAAGAGACCCAGAAGACCATCAAGTCGCTGACTGAGCATGTGGACCGCACCAAGCGGGCCGAGCGTGACGAGGTCATCGCGAAGGCGGTTGTGGCGGGCAAGTTCACCCCGGCACAGAAGCCGCACTTCTCCAAGCTCTGGGACGCCGACCCGGACGGCACGCGCACCCTCATCGACAGCCTCACGCCGAACTCCGCGCTCGCGGTGATGGCGTCGGGCTACGCGGGAGAGGCCGAGCAGGACTTCGACACCGACTACTCGAACGTGTTCGGCGTTCCCGCCGCGAACAAGGGGGCCTGAGCTGTGGCTGACTATTCACCCGTCTATGCGGCGGGCATCTTGCCGTTCACCAAGACCGCATCGGCGGCCATCACCGGCGGCCAGGTCGTGGAGACCACCACCACTGGCGCGGTCGGCCCGGCCGCGGCGGCCTCATTGAGGTGTGTCGGCGTTGCCGCGAACGACACCGCTTCGGGCGGCCGGGTCACTGTGTGGCCGTTGGCCAACGTCGAGCACGAGATCGTTGTGGTCGCAGCTGCCACGGTCACGGTCGGCGACGGCGTCATTGCCGGCACTGCGGGCACGGTCAACACGGTTGCGGTCGGCGCCGGTTCGGCCGCGGGCACGATCATCGGCCAGGCCACGACCACCGCCACGGCCCCCAACAAGGTCCGCTTCGTCGGACGCGGCTGATACCCGAGAGGAGATAGTCCATGCCAGGCACTTTCCCGGCCGGGGCGCCCGTCCTCACGGGTGACTCGCTCGCGATTTCCCGGTTCCTGCAGTCCCCGACGGCGCTCAAGCGTCGACTGCGTGACTACGGTGACCTCCGGTTCGTTTCGGACCAGATCCTGACCCAGCGGTTCCGCTCCAGCGGTGGCGCCGTGCTGTACGAGATGACAGAACCTTTCGTGTCGGACCGGGCTGTGGAGTCCGTCGGCGCTGGTTCCGAGTACCCGTACGCCAACCTGCCCACCGGCACTGCGGCTGTCGCGGCGATTCAGAAGTGGGGCCAGAAGGTTCTGCTGACGGATGAGGAGATCGAGCGCAACGCCTACGGCGGGGCGGCGGTTGACCGCCAGCTTCGCAAGGTCATCAACTCGATCATCAGTCAGGTTGACTCGATCACCATGTCGGCGATCGCGTCCGCGGTGACGGCTACGTTTAACGTGACCGCCGCTGGTGGTGGCGTGTGGACCGGCGCGACGCCGACGATCCTGCGGGACATCCTGCGGGCCAAGGCCGCCATTTACGCCCTGAACCTGGGGTACCACCCCGACACGGTGGTACTGAACGACACCCAGTACGCGTATGCGATGACCGACACGGCCATCACAAACGCGTGGCGGCGTGAGACCACCACCAACCCTGTGTATTCGGGGCAGGTGGAGACGATCGCCGGCCTGAACGTGATTGTGTCGCCGAACCTGCCGGCCGCCACCGCCTACGTGCTGGACTCCAGCGCACTGGGCGGCATGGCCGACGAGATGGACGGCGCGCCCGGCTACTCGGTGACGGATCTCGCCGTGCAGGTGAAGTCCATTCGCCGCGACGAGAACGACGCGTGGGATCTGCAGGGCCGCCGTAAGACGGTGCCGGTGGTTCAGGAGCCCGGTGCGGCGATCAAGCTCACCGTGATCGGCATCTGAGATGGCCTCGGAAGGAGCAGCCAGCATGAGCGAGACCGACCAGGCCGCCCGCGAACGGGCCGATGCCCTGCGCGACGAGGCCGACCGGCAGAAGAGCGTCGACAAGGACATGGGCGCCAAGGAGTTCGTCGTCGTGGCTCCCTATGTGACGCTGAAGTTGAAGGACGAGGTCGGCGGGTTCGTCGTCCGGGGCTTCAACGAGGGCGGGCAGTTTACCGCGGAGGAGATCGACGAGGAGAACCTTCGTCATCACCTCGACACGGGCCTGGTGGCTCCGGTGGGTTCCGATCTGGCCCGGTTCGCAGCGCCATCCGGAACACCCAAGCCGGGCGAGCCTCCGAACGTGCCGGTGACCGAGCAGCCGGTGGCGTCGCTGCCGCTGGCTGAGCGGTTGCAGCGTCAGGCCGACGCGGCGGACAAGGCTGAGGCCGCGGCGAAGGCGCCCAAGGCCACCAAGGCTGCCGCGCCCAAGGCGAACGGCTGAGCTAGACCATGGCGAACGATCTTTTCACTTTGGGCGAGTTCGCCAGCTACATGCAGCAGGACGTCGACACGTCGAGTGCAACGGTGGCTCGACGTGTCGCGGCCGGCTGGCTCTTGCAGGCCACGCGATTGTCGGACTTCCCGCTGCCGGTCTCCGACTCATTGTTCGGCTGGGG